ATTTTACTTCTCCATTTTTATACTTGATGTTTTTTTATCAGCCTTTGCAGAGTAAGCATTGAATCCCATGTAGGCAGCGACAACCCCAGATGCCGCGATAACGTAAACAGAGGCTATGTCTGTGATAAGCGTAGCGGCTTTGTCAAAACCTAGAACAGAAGCAAAAAGAATAATAAACGGATAAATTAACATCCCAGCTAATGCAAAGCCCGTAAACCTACGCTCTGCATTTCGTTTTAAGTCTTGGTCATGTATTTCAAGCCTACGATCTTCAAGCGCAAGTAAGTTCCATTCACCGCGCTCAATAGTTGAGTTGTTGTTTAAATCTGCTTTATCAAATTCTGTCATGACAAATAAGCTTTACCGAAACCTTTCTGGGCAGCTCTTACTCCTTGGGGTCGAGTTCTTTTAGGAGCTTTACTTTCAATAATACCACCGCTGCGTTTCTTAACCAACTTAGGCATAGGAATACCAAATATTTTTTCAAACTGTGCCGGAAATTCTTTTGCAATATCAGAGGCTGCTTCTTCATTGCCCTCTTCAGCTAACTGCACAAGCTGCTTTAATCGTTTATCCATTTTATCGCCCTCCTTTACCTTTTTTTCTTCTTACTTCTTTTGACATACCAATAAAAGAATCATTTAATTTCTTTTTTATTCTTGCTCTTTCGCCTTGGGGTGTTTCAATAGGAGGCTCTTTGAATTCTTTACCCCCATCATTTTTCAAAGTGTCGTTTGTATACTGTTCGGTTGTTTGGATTTGATCAATAAAATCACTAACCTTATCAAATACGCCCATTTATTTTACTCCTCTAAATTTTAATCCAGCAAACGCAGCACCACCACCACGACTAATCCTGTCAGTATCGGCTGAAGGATAGGCACTCCCCATAAACTCAGGTTGCCCACCGTGATACAGACCTTGACGGTCGCTGCCCCTAGATCCTCTATCAATATCTTGATTCTCGCCAATAATAATTGCAACGTGAAGCCTCCCCTTTTCTTTAGTTTTCTTTTTCTTCTTAGACATATTACCCCCTAGTCTGACTTTGTTTCTGCAAAGCAATACGAGCTCGCATCTGGGCTATATCTTCGGTACTATCTATACGATCCTGCCCTAACTGGAAAGTTTGTTGAGCACGTTGTTGGTCTAACGCAAGTTTCTGCTGATCGCTTTGTTGGTCAGCTACCATTTCTTGTTGACGTAACTGCAACTCTTGCTCTTTTATGCGTACAAGTGGATCTTCTTCTTCTGCAGGTGGTTGCGTTTTCTGATACTCAGCAATTAACTGTGCTTGCATCTGGGCAATCATCTTAGCGTGTTCCTGAGGCTGCTGTTGTTGTGCCTGTGGATCCTGTGCCATTTGTTGATCGTGTGCTACTTGGGCTTTCATACCTAAATGCTCATAAATATGTTTTTCTAACGTCATCAACAAAGCAGGTTGTAACTGTGCAACCTTACTATTCATATACGCAGAATGCACTGCGATGTGTGCATCATGATCTTGGTCAGGAAACGCCTTCATTTGTCCCTGTCCTGCTGCTGCTTTACTCGCTTCTTGGTTTTCTGTAGACGGATCTAAAGGCTGTGGCTCTGTTTCTGGGTTTAATATTTGTTCGATATTATTCACACCCAACGCTTCATAAACACGCTTATAAGACTCATATAAATTGTGTAACTCGGGTGCTGCCTGAGCTAATTTCAACTGTTCTTGGGCTAAAACTACTCTTTGTGACATACTAAAGATGTTAGGGTCACTTACGGGTAGTATATCTACACGACCATCAAAATCTTGGGTTTTTATCTGCCCATCTACACCCACGGCATAAGGGTAAGGGGTAGGATCTTCTGAAAATAATCGCCCAAGCATCCTTAACTCTAGTTTCATAGACGAATGGAGCCGTTTATGAACCGCACTTACAATCCTATTGCCACGTTCCAACAAAGCAATCGTAGTACCGACAGGCATTTCTGTATTACCCTGCCCCATACCCATATCAGTTGTCCCGATAAAGCGTTGGGCTGCTTCTACTACAAAACCCATCAACTGAAACAACGTTCCAGAGGGTTCTTTATAAGGTAACGGCATCAAAGAAGCTTTTAAATCACCTCCAGGAACATCTACATCCCTAAACTCTCCAGGACTTAATGGATTTGCCTCATCTGCAATGCGTAACCCTCTAGCTTTAAATCCAGCTGGCATATTACTCAGTGTACCTGCGTCAATCAACTGCCGTAAGTTAGCTGTAGCTGTGCGGGACAAGTTCCCAAGCAAATGAATCAAACCAAACCCATAAAAACCTAATCCTGGAGTAAACTTATACTGCACAAAATGTGGGATTTTATCTTTTTTAGGGTCATCTGGGGCAAAATTACGTCTAATTGACAACACTTCATTAGTATCTAAACAAACAGTTACAATATAAGGGAGCTTGATACCCGTTTCTTCACCTGTTGCATCAACATCAGGGTAATCTTCGAGATCCAAGAAACAATGGCACTCATATAAAGTGAACTGTTCGTTAGAACCAGACGGTGATCTACCTTCAATATCATCATACGCATCAGTAATTGTATCATTATTATCATACGCACCGCTTTTGCTATCCATATCGAGGTAAAACCCCGACACCTGCATCTTGCGTAACTCATTCTCAGACATTTTTATAACATGAGTAACACGTTCGGCAGTCTTTAAATCAGTAGCAACATAAGGTACAAGCACATCTTCCGCAGGAATAAACTTACTTACTGGTCTGCCCAACGCCTCATCACGATACACCTTCTTAAAAGCACTACCTGCCAAACCAAGGTAATATAACATCTGGTCAAACTCAGGTTCATACTCTTCCATACCATACATAATTTGGTAATTCATATATTCTTGAACACGCTGAGCTTGTTGTTCGGTTTCAGGGCTAGGCGTACCCACAATATTTGCTCGCACTGGTCCTGAACTCGGTAACATCTCTTTATAAGCTTGGGCTTGAAACTGCGTAACAGCCTCATTCAACAACGGGTGGATAACTCCAGTAGCACCATCAAACGGCTCAGTCCGAGCTTCATAACGCATACCAAGTAAATCTAAACCCTTTACATAAGTATCTTCCCAATCATCTCGGCTATTGCGGTCATCTTCTACAGAATCTAACACATAACTCGCCACACCTGTTAATGTAGCATCAGAAACCATCGGGGCTAAATTATCATAAAAGTTTTCTGGCTCACCACCAAACGTAACTTCATCTTCGCCAAAACTTACTTCAGCACCTTCATCATTCTCAACAACTTCCACATTTAAAAAATCATTTTCTTGTTGAGCAAGATCCTCTTCTTCTATGCTTAAGAAATCATTGGGGGCTTGCACTAAAGCTCTATCAATATTACTCGGGCGTGGATTCTGTGCCATTAATAATAATTCCTTTTTCTAGGACCCGTATCCTCTTCCTCATAATCTTCTGGGTGTTGGATAAAGCCTCCTTCTCTAAATCGTCGTAACGCTTGCGTAACCGTATCAACATAATCATCATGCTCTCCAGCAGGGAAAGCAGCACACTCTTCAATAACTTCTTCTGCCCATCGAGTATCTGGAGCCCATACTAACCCACTTTCAAGTAATGGTGCAACTGAATTCACACGAGTGACTTTATCATTGCCTCTACTCGGGCTATAATTCTGCACTGGTATCCCCATATTTCTTAACTCTTGAGTTAACGGCATACCTGACGCCTTCGCCTCAATCAACACACACTCAGGATCCCAATACTTATACTCCTCTAACGCTCGCCTACGCAAATCAGGGAAATCCCATCTGCCACGGGACGCATCCACAAGAATAATGTTTGGGGGTTCACCCTCCCTAGGATAAAATACACCCCACGTTGTTATAGCACTATAATCAGCTGACTCTTTTTTACTATACGCAGTATCATAACTCTGCATAATATACTCCAAAGGGGGCAACTCCTTTTTATCCCAACGCTTCCACCACTCACGCTTTAAAATAGCAGACTGTTCACTCGTCGGGTTTTGCTGCCACTGAGCTTCCCACTTACCTACTGATAAACTTCCCTTGACAGAAAGTAAATCTTCCTTTTTCCAATACTCACCCCACAACGGTTCATCAGTCTCTGGCATCAAAGCAGGAAACTCAACAACTTCCCACTTATCAGCTAAAACATCTCGTCCCTGTTGCTTCAACAACTTACCCGTTAAATCATTTTCTGCCCATCGGGTCATGATAATCACAATAGACCCTCCAGGTTGAAGCCTCTGCCGTGGTCCTGACGTATACCACTCATAAGCATGCTCCATAGCCGTAGGACTCAACGCATCCTGCTCACTATGGGGGTCATCAATAATTAACAAATCCGCACCACGTCCAGTAACCGCACCGCCAACTCCCGCAGCAAAATATTCACCACCCTTAGAAGTCTCCCAACGTCCCGCTGCCTGACTATCTGCTCGTAACTCTACATCAAATATTTTTTTATACTCAGCAGAGTTCATTAAATTACGGGTCTTACGTCCAAATCTAAAAGCCAACTCAGCAGTGTGCGTAGTCTGCATAATCTTTAACGTAGGCTTACGTCCCATCAACCACGCAGGTAATAAATAACTTCCGAATTCGGATTTCGTGTGCCGTGGTGGCATATTCACAATTAATCGCTTCAACTCTCCACGAGCCAAACGGTTAAACTTCTCTGCCATTATCTTATGGTGGCGTCCATTTATAAAATCTTCCCACACAACCTGAGTAAAAGCCATAAAATCATCACGGGCTAACTCAGA